TTAACAAACATCATGTACTCTTCAATAGCACCTTGTTTGTCAAATTCAGCTAAAATAGCATCAAACTCAGCTAAATCAGTAGCAGCATTAACACCAGTAACACCAGAAGTTAAGTTACCTCTATCTTCGATAGCAGCAAATAAACCTTCAGTACCAAATGGTAGTGTATCAGCAGTTTCATATGCTACACCAGCTAAATTAGCTAAAGAAGCTCCATCTGCTTTTTCACCTTCTAACATTGCCATTTCTAAATAATCAGTAAATCTAGATCTTGTGTCAGATTCAGCTTTTAAATACCATAAGTAACCAGATTCTCCCATTTCGTTTGAAACTTCAACCCAACCGATTCTAGAAACATCAGATCCTGATACTTCATAGAAATCTTTAATTATAATTGGTTTGTTTTGAAAAGTTTTAAATGCTGGTTCATTAGCACCTCTTGAATTAGCGGTACCACCAGTAGTGATTCCATCTGCTTCATAATAACCTACACCTTTAACGTATTCAGAACCATAAACTAATATAGTAGTTGCATCTCCACTTGTTGTGCCAGTAAGCGTAGCGGCACTATATGGAGCTACATCAATTCTATCAGTAGCAACTTTTACTACTAAACATTTAACAACACCGTTAGTAGAATCAGACACTATAATAGTATCATTAACTCTAATACCGTGGTTACCAGAAGTAACATCAGTATTACCGTCGATGTCTTTTGTGATATCTATTTGTGAAGTTGCTGTACCTGTGCCAGCCCCATCAATACCACCTGCCGTAGAGTGCACATGTCCTTTATAAGAGAAGTGTAATCTACCTTGCTCAGACCAAACCACTTGATCCGCCGTCATTGCTTCTTCTGCACCAACTTGAGATAAAAAACCAGAAATTGTTCTAGGTCCGAAAACCTCAGCTTCTTGTTCCATCAAGTCCGGCACATATTGTTGACTCCACCCTGCATTTGAAGAGCTAGCCAAGTCTAAATAATTTGATGATAGTGTTTGTTTACCAGGAGCTGGTACACTATTCAAATTATCACCATATGAAATTGCCATAATTTTTTAATTTTAAATATTTTTAATTCTTTTTTCTAATCTTAAAGGATCTGTTTTTTATATCAGAAGAAGATTGACCTAAAACTTTAACTTTTAAACCTCCAGCATTTACTTCACCGTGAGTTTGTCTAGGATTAAGATCAATATTTTTATCTTTAGCAATTTGATCTTTAATCGCATCCGCTTTACCTTGTTCGTAAAAATGCTTAGCGATTGTATCAGCATTCATAGCTGTATATAAAGATTTGTGATACCCAGCGACATCTTTAATAGTTGAACTATCTTCATCAACAAACTTATTGACAAAATTATTTATATCACTTTGAGTTTCTTTTACTTTATCCACGTCTTTAACGTTAAACCTAAACTTTTTTTCTCCAACTTGATAATCAAAACCTTTGAAATCTTTATTGAAAACGTTATTAGTTTTATTTAAAAACGATCTCTTACTTGCTTCAGATATTTTCTTCTGCTCTTCACTTTCCTTTTTGTATCTATTAAAGAAATCCATAGCTTTTTTGGCCTCAGGTGTTAACCTTGATCCAGCTTTTATTTCTTCATAGTATTTAGACTTTTGCCTGTCTAAGTGGGCTTTAGCCTCGGCAACTTGCTCTTTAAGGGCTATTTTTCTTTTTCGTATCTCTTTACTATCATCTATCTCCTCATCGTAACCGAAAGTTTCTTCTAATAAAAATCCTCTTTCTTCTGGGGTTAAGTGAGATTTTGTCGTTCGATAATACTCATCTAATACTTCAGAGTCATCCATTTTAGATATATCTCTGTTTAATTTTACGTAGTCATTTAAATCACCACCTGTTTCTTCCATGAATTCTACAACTTTTTGTATATTCTCTGGTAAAGGTTTTCCAGTTACTTCAGATTCAATGACAGCTTCTTCTATCTGTTCTTCAATCTTCTCCTCCTTTAACTCAACAACTTCCTCGTTTGTGACATCCTCTATTACAGGAGTTTCTTTAACTTCTTCTTTAGTTTCTTCAACTTTAGGCTCCTCATTGACTACGACCACCTTCTCTTCTTTAGCGGGTTGTTGTTCAACCTCTTCGCTTTTTTGAGGTGATGGTTTATCTATATTAACTTTAGTAATTGTTTCTTTTGGTTGTTTAGATTTTATATCAACCTTAGTAACATTATCTTTAGTATTTTTTTTTGATTGTTTTTTGGTATTTTCAACCTTAGGTTCTTCAACCTTTTTTGTTTCTTCTGCCATAATAAAATTTTATAAAATATTAAATATTAACGAGGACCGAACTTTCCAATTCCTGCACCTCCCGTAATTATATCATTACCTGATGATTCAAAATTTTTAAGAGAATCACCCTTTTTTCTTTGTTCTATCATCTCTTTTTGATGATTAGCTTGTCTATCAATTCTCAAATCTTTTCTATCTTCTCTTATTGCTTCCATTTGATTAGCCAGCCTACTTTCTTCTCCTTTTAATCTTTGATTTATTTCAAACTCCAACATCATTAATTCTTTTTTAACTCTAGCTTCTTGATTTAAGAATTGAATTTTAAAAGTATTTTTAGCTTTTTCTAATTGAAGATCTTGATCCGATTTAACTTGATTTTTCTCCATTTCTATTTTAGCTGTTTCTTGAGCTGCAGCTTGAGTTGCTTGTGTTTGCGCTTGGATGTTTTGTTGCTGTATTATTTGATCTCTTTCTAATTTCTTTCTTCTTTTAACTTTTAGTAATTGATTTGCTAATTTTAAATTCCTAACTTCACGTATATCAATCGCATCATCAAGATCAATCATTTTTTGAGCTATTGCAACTTGAATGTTATTTTCTAATATTTGTTTTTCTTCTTCATCTGGTAATAATTCTATAAATATACCAAAATCATGTAAATGTAAATCTTTCATTTCATCTAGCGTTGCTACATTATGAGCACCAATAGCATTTATAAAAGCTTCTTTTGTTGGAGAATATTCTACTATATCAGATATTCTTAATGATAAACATTCAGCAACTTCAGCAGTTATAAATAACATAGAATTAAGTATATGTCTAGTTGCTGTATTTGAATTAGCTGCTGCGAGTTTTTGAACACCAACTAAAGCTCTTTCATCGGGAACACTAGCGTCCCTAGCTTCATTTAATCCAGTCACATCTCTTATCATTTGTAAGTAATAATTATATGTTTGAATTAATGCTTGCATTTTTCCTCCAGATACTCCATTCTGAATTTGTTGAATTGGTATTTTACCAGGATTCATATCTCCTTCAGAAGTAAAACTTCTACCAATAACACTACCAGTTTGGAAGAACATATTTAAAGCCTCCTGTGGATTATAGTTTGTCCCATTTCCTAAATCAATCTCAGCTAGTCCATCAGCATCTAAATAAACACCATCCGGTACCATTCTAGACATTACTTGTTGGAGTTTTAAATGAGTTAATTGAATCATATCAGCAAAACCAGTTATTCTACCAACTAAAGATTCAATTCTACCCTCATACATTCTTGGAGCAACTATTTGATAATTCATCTTAACTCTTGAAAAATCAGATTGAGTTCTCATCATATTTGGAGCCATTCTCCAAGTTAACATTTTATTAGAACCTAATACGTAAACGCCTTCAAATAATACTTCAACAGTTCTCTCTAATCTACTAAACTCTCCATCCATATCAGGTGGGGGATTAAATGTATCATCTTTTTCAATTATTTTCTCTGCGCCACTACCTAATTTCTTTAACTTATAGATATTATTACTATGAGTTTTATAATTAAAATATAATACATAAACTTTATTTTTATCTCTAGTTGGCGTATGAATTAAAGGATCACTAGATTTACTAACAATTTCTTTTATTTCATCTTCTGTTAAATCTGGAAATTGTTTTACTAATTCATTTATCGGTATTTCCTTTACTTCACCAACATAATATATATCATCAAAATAAGGTGAATCTGTGTGAGAATAAACTA